GGAACTGGAGGTTCTGGAAACACACCTTCACGAACACCTTCACAGGGAGAAAATGGAGGAAACGGTTCCCCTCCAACGCCATATACTGGTTCAGCAGGCGGAGGCGGAGGCGGTGTTCTTAACGCTGGTACTGCAGGATTCGGTGGAGGTGGATGTTATCCCGCTCCAGCATCTGTTGGTGGAGATGGTGCAGGAACAGCTATTGCACCCCCTAGTTATGGAACCCCAGGACCAAGTGCACCTTTAAGATATTACGGAGGCGGTGGCGGAGGTACTGCAAGTGACTGTCACCCAAGCACACCCTCACCCGCGACTCGTAAAGGCCCATCTGTAGGTGGTGGAGGTATAGGTGGAAAAAGTGATCAAGCTCCACAACCATCTGGTCTTAGAAACGGAGCTACAAACACTGGCGGAGGAGCTGGAGGAGCTGGAGGTTTTTGTTATTCTTGTGGTGGATCTGGAGGAAGTGGTATTGTACACATAAGGTATAAATTTCAATAGGTAATTAATATGGCACATTTTGCAAAAATATCAGAAAATAATATAGTTCTACAAGTTCTAACTTTAGACAATGAAAATATGTTAAATGATCAAAATCAAGAAACAGAATCTATTGGTCAACAATATTTAGAAACTCACAATAATTGGCCAAGTCATTTATGGATTCAAACTTCTTATAATACTTATAAGAATCAACATATTAAAGGTGGAACTGCATTTAGAGGAAACTATGCAGGTATAGGTTATTCTTGGGATTCGTCAAATAATATTTTTTGGCCTCCTCAACCTTTTAATTCTTGGACAAAAAACACTTCAACAGCTTCTTGGGAAGCTCCTATTACAGTTCCAAGTATTACTACTTATACAGGTGTTTGGACACAAGAAGAAATAGATAATGGAGATGCACCTCAAGGAACTAATGCGGGCGATGAAAAAATAACAAGATATCAATTATTTTGGGATGAAGATTTATATCAATCAAATAATACAAGAGGATGGAAAGCTAGAAAACTAGACGATAGTATTGTTGTTTGGAATGGTACTGCTTGGGAATAATTTGACCTTTTTGTTGTTTTATAATATATAAAACCATAAATGCACAAGAAAGTATTAACAGAAACAGTATTGTATTATGGTGATGTTTCAATGCCAAAAGGCTTTGAAATAAATCAAGAAGTATTAAGTAACAATATTTTACAATCAAAACTACAAAGCAAAGAACAATCCCACTCTAAAACATGGGATATGTTAAACACATATATCATTGATTATTTTAATTTAAATTTTAAGAAAGTATTATTTAATAAAAAAACTTGGGGAGATATGTATCTACCCAATGAAAAAACAAGTTTTATTTCAGACATTGATTATTTTAAATTAAATGAATCCCCAGATTTTGTTTGTTTGTATGGTGTTAAAGTAAAAGATTGTTCTGTTTCAATTATTTATGACGATCCAAAAGTTAAAAATCAATGTTGGAAAATACCTTTAGTAAATAATAGATTTATAATTTTTCCTGCCTCTAATTTGTATCACATTGAGAACAATCAAAAAGATATACCAAATTTTATACAGACAATAACTTATGAACTTAAATAATTATTACTGGTATTTTAAATCTGCATTAACACCAAAGTTTTGTAATGATGTTATAAATTTTGCTTTACAGAAAAAAGAAGTTTTAGCTAGAACAGGTGGGTACGATAATGAAGATTTATCTAAGAAGGAAATAAAAGATATAAAAAAAATAAGAAACTCGGATTTAGTTTGGTTAGATGACGCTTGGATATATAAAGAATTACATCCTTTTGTACACAGAGCTAATAGGTTAGCAGGATGGAATTTTGAATGGCATAGATCTGAAAATTGTCAATTTACAAAATACAAATTAAATCAATATTATGACTGGCATTGCGACTCTTGGAAAGAACCATATAAAAGAAAAAACATAAACGATCCTGACCATGGTAAAGTTAGGAAGCTATCTATGACTTGTCAATTAACAGACGGATCAGAATATGAAGGTGGAGAACTAGAGTTTGATTTTAGAGATTATGCTCCTCCAATGAGACAAGAAATTAAACATTTAAAAAAATGTAAAGAAATATTAACGCAAGGGTCTATCATTATTTTTCCATCTCATGTTTGGCATAGAGTTAAACCAGTTACTAAAGGAGTGAGGTATAGTTTGGTGGTATGGCACCTTGGATATCCTTTTAAATAATGCAAGCTTTTGAATATTTTAAAACACCGATTTGGTTTGATCATAAACCAGAATTTTTAAAATCAATTAACAAAGCATCAAATAAATATATTAAAGATGCTAAAAAAAGAAATGGTGATTATATAAAAAAACATGGTGATTTTGGAATAAGTCATCACTCGACACCATTGACTCACGATAATAATTTTTTAGATTTAAGAAATTACATTGGTCAAAGATCTTGGGAGTTTTTAGATTGGCAAGGTTATGACATGCAGCAATATGAAACTATGTTTTCTGAAATGTGGGTACAGGAATTTGCTAAAAAAGGTGGGGGTCATCACTCTGCACACATACACTGGAATCAACATGTGTCAGGTTTTTATTTTTTAAAATGTAGTGATAAAACATCATATCCAATATTTCACGAACCAAGAACAGGAGCACGTGCTACTAAATTAAAATTAAAAGATGTAGAAAAAATTTCTCATGGAAGTGAACTAGTTAATTTTAGACCAAAACCTGGAACATTAATTATATTTCCAGGGTATTTAGAACATGAATTTGCAGTAGATCATGGCATAGAACCTTTTAGATTTATACATTGGAACATACAAGCTGTACCGAAAGAGATGGCAAAAGATGTTTAAAAAGAAAAAGTATACAGTTATCCGTCAAGCAATATCAAAAGACCTAGCAGCTTTTGTTGCAAACTATTTTTTAATGAAAAAACAAGTGTACGATACTTGTATTCAAAAAAGATATATATCTCCATTTGAAACTACTCTTGGATATTACGAAACTGAAAATCAACAAATACCTAACACTTATTCTTGTTATTCTGATATTGCTATGGAAACATTGATGCTCAAATGCCAACCTAAAATGGAAGAAGTAACCGGTCTTAAATTATATCCTGCTTACACATATGCTAGAATATATAAAAAAGGTGACGAATTAAAAAGACACAAAGATAGATTTAGTTGTGAGATATCAACTACTATGAATCTTGGTGGTGATGATTGGCCAATATATTTAGAGCCATCTGGAGAAGTAGGTAAAAAAGGAATTAAAGTAGATTTAAAACCAGGAGATATGTTAGTCTATTCTGGTTGTGAGTTAGAACATTGGAGAAAACCTTTCAAAGGTAAAGAATGTGTACAAGTTTTTTTACACTACAATAACCAAAAAACACCAGGAGCCAAAGAAAATATTTTTGATACACGTCCACATTTAGGGCTACCAAGCTGGTTCAAATGGAAATAGATAGCAAAACTATTGTAGGTGTAAACAGACATCACAATTCTGCAGTTTGTCTTTTAAAAAAAGGTAAGGTTGAATTTTTTCTTGAAGAAGAAAGATTAAATAGAATTAAATATGAAGGAATTCCTTTTAAAAATATTTTATATTTAAGAAACTTAGTAGATAAATTGAATGGAATAGCTTTAGCAGGAATGAAACCTTTGGTGCAAACTATTGAAAATAATTTTAATATAAACTTAATTTCTTTTTTGTTACTTAGAACTTTAACAAAGTTTGAAGATAAACATAAAATAGTTGAAAAGGATTTTGCTAGAGAACATCACTTAACACATGCTGCAGGAGCTTTTTATAATTCTGGATTTGATTCTGCTTTGTCAATTGTTTTTGATGGGGATGGTACTTATCAAGACAACGGCATGACAGAAAGCACAAGTTGTTACTTTTTTGATTACAAAGAACATAAAATAATAGATAAACAATTTCAAACATTAACAGACAATTTTAGTTTAGGTAAATATTACGAAAAAATATGTTTGCATTTTGGTTTTAAAAATTGGCAGTCTGCAGGGAAAGTAATGGGTCTTTCTTCTTATGGTAAAGATACTGGTATAAATTTTGAAGAGTTTATTAAAAAAGATAATAAACATCCTNTGTATACAAANACTAAAAACCTAAAAGATTTTCAAGAGTCTGCTAATTTAGCATTTGCTTTACAAAAATTTACACAAGAAAAAGCATTAAATATTATATTAAACATGATTAAAAAAACCAATATAAAAAATATATGTTTATCTGGTGGATATGTTTTAAACTGTGTTGCTAATTATTATCTTAAAAAACATTTACCAAAAGATATTAATCTTTACGTAGAACCTATTTCAAGTGATGCGGGAACAGCTATGGGAGCTGCTAAATTACTTTATTATCAAATAACAAAATCTAATCATAAACACCCACAAAAAAATATTTACTATGGCATTGACTACAACAAAGATAAAATATTAACACCTTTACAAAAAGAAAAAACCAAAACAGTTAGTGTAAAAGATGTAGCAAAATTATTATCTAAGAATAAAATTATAGCTATGTTTCAAGGTAGGTCAGAGGCAGGACCAAGAGCATTAGGTAATAGAAGTATTTTATTTAACCCAACTAAAAATAACGGCAAAGATATTGTAAATAAAGTTAAACACAGAGAGTTTTATAGACCATTCGCTGGCACTATTCTTTACGAACATACTAAAGATTATTTTGACATGGCTGGATTACAAGAATCTCCGTTTATGATGTATGCAGTAAATGTTAAAAAAGATAAACTAAAAGAAATACCTGCAATCACTCATGTAGATAATACCTGTAGAGTTCAAACTTTAAAAAAAGATTTTAATAAAAATTTCTACTCACTTATTAGTGAGTTTTATAAAATAACAGGTATACCTATTTTACTAAATACTTCTTTTAATCTAGCAGGCGAGCCAATGGTTGAAAGTATAGAAGATGCTTTAAATACGTTACATAAATCTAAAATTGATTATCTTTACCTACCAGAATATAATCTCTTAATTGAATGAAAAATTTTATTTCAAATTTAACAGATATTTCTTATCCAACTAAAAAACAAAAGGTAGAAGAAACTTGGGATGTAGAAGGTAGGTTAAAAAATGCTAATCAAATCTTTAAATTTGATATTAGACCTATTCAAACTGTTAGTAAAAATAAATTAGAAAAAACAGGTTACTTTGATACAAAAGCTGATAAAATGGTTTTTGAAACTATAGATCATTGGGTCATATTTGACACCGAAGAATTAAACGAATATGTTAAATCTACTGATAAAAGAGATTTTAATATGGATGAATTACTAGATAATTTATCTTGGAATTTAATACTTGATAAAGTAGAATGATATTATGCTACAAAAACTTAATTTTAAACCTGGTTTTAACAAAATGGTCACGGATTCAGGAGCCGAGTCTCAATGGGTTGATGGCGATTTTGTTAGATTTAGATACGGACTGCCTGAAAAAATAGGTGGTTGGTCTCAACTTACTAACTCCAATAATACTCTGCCAGGTGTAGCACGTGCTCAACATGCTTTCACATCTATTGCTGGTGAAAAATATGTAGCAATAGGAACTTCACAAGGTTTGTTTTTATATTATGAAGGTAATTTTTTTGACATTAGTCCTTTAGATAATGATGTTATCACTGGAGCTACCTTTGATGCAACGACAGGTTCTGCTACAGTTACCGTAAATAAAACCAGTCACGGACTATTAGCTGGAAGATATATAACATTTTCATCTGTTACTGTTCCAACAGGTTCAGGTTA